GAATATAGCTGTTTCCATCTTCAATGATAATTTGTGAAACTTTTGGTTGAGCATACTTGTAACTAGACTTGATAATGTCGCCTTCGTAGATATCCTTGCCGTTCACGTCTTTCAGGCCGGTAAACTGTTCAGGGATGTATTTCTCTGGCTCCATTTCAGCAAGTGCTAAAATATGGCTTGCTCTGCTGTACACCATTTCTTGCATAGCACCATACTTTCCCAACGGCATATACCACGCTCTAAACTTAATCATCGTCGCCATCTCCATTTTTAATAACGTCATAGCCCCACTCGAAATGTTGAAGTGCCGTCTCTTTGGCTTCTTGCTCAATTTCATCATCAGTCGCATCAGCCGATACTTCGATTGTGTCGTGCCATTCAATACCAGCTGAGTCGCATTCCGACCAAACATCAAGCTTAATCATGATTACCATCTCCTATCAATGTGTATACCGCTAGAATAGCCAGCCCAGGACAACCACAAACAGCTTGATGCCGCCGACAACTACGAAGCAAACTGCTGTCCACGCCACCCAATCAGCAAGCAAATCTTTAATCGTCATCATTCGCCCTCCATCGATTCTGCCATCGCCATAACCAGCGGGTAGTCTTCCCACGCTACTTCCGACTCATCTGCGTAGCCCATAGCCTCACAGGCCGCTTGTATGGCCCATGCTGGTATTTCAGCATCCATATCTAATCCCCCTTGTCATTCGGGTCAACATCATACCAGCCCTTAGCGCACATCAATTTCCAGCGATAGTCATCACTCTTGATCACATGGTTTAAGTGCTCGCAACGCTTGAATGCGTCGCCATACCGCTTATAAAGCTTTGGGTAGTTTTTCATAATTTCGCCCTGGAAGGTCAGGACGACCATGTAGGCCACTACCGTCTTTCTGCCTAGTTTAAGTGCCAAATCAGTCATCACTTCACGTCCTCCGTTTGGTACCATTCTTTATGATTTAAAATCGCATTCGCGCGTTTCAAATCTCTTAGGTCGAACCAGCCAAAATGACATTGTTCAGCATCAATATTCATCAACTTAGCTAGTCGTCTATAGCAAGCACTTCTATCTAACTCACAATTTCGCCAGACAAGGTCAAATTTAAAATGACACTGTTGTTTTAACTTCTTCATTTCGGGTGTCGCCAATACTCCAAGCGGACGCCTAGTGGCTGGATTACCATGTACTCCACAACTCACCCCGCATTGGGTACAGAAGTAGCACTTACCATTGCCAAATCTTTGACCGTGATAAATTATCGAGTTATCTGTATAAATGACTCTGCCGCCACAATACGGGCATGGAAACTTATCCCAACATTCTGGATCACGTGTTAAACTTTTAACTTCAATCATTTAACGTCCTCCGTAACTTCCTCTACCTCTACTCGCGGATTTCGCTTATCAACTACAAATTCGTCCTGAAACCCCGTGATATGCTTTCGATTGTCGTTGCCCAAAAGCCCAGCTTTCATAAAACCGTCAAGCACAAATTTTTTAGCAAAGGCGATATTGTCCGCATCTTTTCGGTTGTTCTTTGTGTACCACGTAAATTTAAGCTTGCAAGGCCAATTAAATTCGACTCCAGAATTATGACTAGCCCGCGCATATACACTACATAAGGCCGTGTACCTCTTCTTTAGGTTAGCTGCCGCATACCGATTGGCCCGTTCAGCCTTGATGTACTCATTTAAGCTAGGCAGTTCGCCCTTAATCACGACTTTACTCATACTTTCGGCACCCGGCTAATGTAGTAGCCATTAACGATCCCGTTAGAAATACTGGCCTGTCTAATCGAAAATTCTGGGGCGTCAATCCTCTTACATAATCGCGCCAGTGTTTGATAGGCGATCACTTCATCAGGATCGTTATACTTCTCAGCACGCCAGTAATCGTTAGTCAGTGGCAGGCTGTATTTATGGACTAAATCCTTTACCCGATTTAATTCAATTGCCGTACTATCAGCTAGTTCTCTAAGCGTATGTTTGCCATGTTTATGTGCTTGCCGAATGGCTTTGATATCTTCACGCTCTCCCTGCTTCGGATCTTGTTTCATACTGGCTAGGTAGGTCGCATCATCCCATGGCTTAGTTTCAGGCTTCACAAGTCTAACTGGAAACGACCATTCACCAGATTTGTAGTTATGTTGCGCAAGCTTAAACATTTCCGGTTCTGGCCCGATTGCTAGTGGGTGATCGATATCGGGTAGATCAGCGTTAATTACTAGCACCTGTGTTTCAGTCATGCTCTCACCCCTCTTTGACCATTGACTTCGATTTCAAAAATTTATTAGCAAAATACTGCTGCCCCTTGCCCGTAATTAGGGGCGTGAAGCGCGTCTTTGACCCGTGATTGGTGGTGATCACGGTTTCTCTCACTTCCATGATTCCCAGCTCCATCGCTCGTTGGGTCGGTGAGTTGTAACGTTTCCCCATCGCTATTAGGTAGCCATGAGTTCTTAACCAATCGAACAAGCGGTTTTGACCAGTCTTAATACCGCGCTGGCGTAATACCTTAGCAAAATTGCCAACGCTGATAGAATCGTCTGAGCCCGAAACTGCTTGGCCTAATCTAGCTGGCCCTTGCAACTGTTCATTCTCCAGTTTCAGCTGCTCGTTTTCCCTCATCAGAAAACTATATCCACGTTTGACAACCTCCATTGGGCTGTTCCACTTATCTTCAATAGTGATAAAATAACGGCGGTAAATTTGCCCTTGCGGCGTTTGCGACATCATGGACAACTCTTTCGCCATGTTAACGGTTAATGCATAATCTTGAAGCTCACGTTTGGCGCCGTTATTTACAACCGTAACTCCGGTTACACTTGTGAAATCAATGCCCTCGACAAACATGCTAAAGTTTTGATCAACCCATTTACTAAATCTGGTTGTTAATTCCAGGCCTTTGTGTAGATCTCGGGCAGACACTAACTGCCGCCCATCTTTTTCAGTGATTTTAATCAATTCAGTCATGCGCTCAACTCTTTTACTTGTCATAGGCTAACTTCCTTTCAAGCTCTTGTTCGTAATGAGCGTGTATCTCATTCGTGCAGTTAGGGCACGGCTGTACAACCCAGACACCTTTCATAATCTCAACATGTACAATTTTTGTTCCGTTACATTCACACATTAGAACGATACCTCCCGTTTGTCTGGGGTCGCAGCCGTAAAGCTGATGACGTGCCCATTGATGCCACGATATAGACGCGAAATGATTTTTGGATTATAAACGCTAGCCAAGTCGGCACTGCCTAGATTAGTCGTGATAATGGTTCGCTGGCGGTTGTTCACGATGCCAAACAACACATTTTGCACGTAATCGCTAGCTTCCTTTCGGTTCTTGCTTTGATGGCTTTGAAATGTTGCCTCTGAGCCTAGGTCGTCAAGTACAAGCAAATCGGCGTCACTTAGTAGCTGAACCATGTTCTGCTCGTTATATCGGCTGTCAGGATGGCCGAAGCTGCTTTTAATCAGCCGGAATAGTTCATTCACGCTAACGAATAGACAGGCCATAGATTTATCTGCGTGATCGTTTACCGCTTTGGCAATGGATAAGGCCAAATGTGACTTGCCACGCCCCGGCAGTCCCGTCAATATCGTGTTGTACGTAGTTTTCTGGTTTAAATACTCGCCAGCAATCTTCCGTGCCATCTTTAGGTTATTCGCTGACTCCGAACTGTTCGGGCGAAAATTATCAAAGTTGGCATCCATCAGGGTTGGATCATCGAATATCGAGTCCATGGCCAACACGTCAGAGGTTCGGCGCTTATGCCAGTAATCATTGGCATGATCAATAATCTTGTGGTTTTGCTGTTCAATTTTTTCTTTGGTACAAACCATGCAGAATGGCTGGTGTCCCTGCATGTAAACCATATTCACCCCATGCCGTGGGCAAACTTGGTCACTAGTCTTTAACCGTTGTAGCTCAGGAAAGCTAATCCCTCGCGCACTCTTAGAAGTCGTTTCTGACATAGGTTTGCGCCTCCTTCGATGTCTGGTTGCTACCATCCGCTGCTGGTTGCGTAGGCGGCGTCATATCGTACTCATCCATCCAGCCACGGCCACCGAGCCAATTATCTAAACTTTTGGTATAGTAATCACCCGTGCCATGTAGCTTTAAGTAAGCCTTATACTCGTTAATCTTGGCAACAATGGTCTCTAAGCTAACTCCCTCAACTTTGGCCGCATAATACGCGTTATAAGCCTTTTGAAAGTCACGCTTTTTTGGATAGATTGACCAAACCTGTTCGGTAAACTCTTGCTGGATGCGGTCACGAGGATCACGCGGTTTGGTTTTATTTTTTTTGTTATTATTTGATTTACTTTGTTCTGATATACTATGTGGATTGTCAGAGCTGTTTACTCCGTTTCCAGCGTTGGAAACCCCGTTATCAGCATTGGAAACCCGTGGTAAACGATACTGATTAAGAATCGAGCTATCTTTCTTCTGTCGAGAAGCCAATTTATAGTTCTCTTGAATTCGCTTAGACGTTAAGATTTTTTCTTGCTTGAACATCTCAGCGTCGAAAAACCCTACCTCACTTGCTTTCAAAACCACGTCCTGTACTGCGCTTTCCTTGGCACCAATATCATCAGCCACCAAGAACCGCATATCAGCATCCCACGTCATGTAATACCCTTCATCTTGATAAATATTACAGAGCAGGCAGATTAGTACAGCGATCGATTGATTTCCACAAGCACGCATGATTTTACGGACCTTAATGTCACGCAGAAAATCTACATCTAAGTTGAAGTAGTCAATTCCCTTCTTAATTGGACGGGCCATCTCGCACCTCCTGTCCTTATTAATGGGCCTTTCACCCATTCGGTGGATTCAGTCACTGCTGCATTCAAGCCAATTCGAATGTTTATTTCTTATCAAATGCTGCTAGCAATCCTTGTAGCTGACTCTTAGCATCCTCTGCTTGTGCTACTGTTAGATTCTTCCAATCGTCGTCACTGCCTTTCCAGTCAGGAACGATCTGCTGCAATACTTCGTTGGCCGTTGACATCGGACTGCCTGACTGTGTCTTAGTGGCCAAGTCTCCAGCTAGGTTTGCAATATCACGAGTTTGTTGTGACGTCGCGATCATTTCGCCCGTGTCCTCCGACGCCGGTTGAGCATTTTCTTTAGGTGCTTGGTATACTGCTGGCTTACCCTTAAGTAAGAGTTCAGCAGCTGTCTTAAATTCGGCCTTCTTGGCGTTTTCAGCGAGCCATTCGATATAGCTTCGATTTTCGTTCATAACTTCGCCCATGGTCTTGCCCTTATTTTTACCGAAGTTCAGTTTCAAATTGAAGGCTTCATCGTACGTCATGGTTTCGGTATTCTCACGCTGGTTGAATTGCTGCATGTCTTCTACATCTTGCGTAAAGACATTTGATAAACTAGCGATGGTCAGTGTGGCATCAACTTGAGCTCGCTTTTTTGCCATCTTCAATACCGTGTTTTTCATTGAAAAGCCATCACGAGAAACGTACTTACTCTCTTTTGTATTTGCCGACCCTAATCCCTCAGTTAACTGCATACCGCTCTTGTATAGCACGCACTTGACGGTGTAGTCGAAATAACCCGACTCGTAGTCCTCAACTTTATCGATAACGTTGTATTCGCTGGTCACGCCCATCAACATTTGAATTTTTTCGGCACCCGGTTTAAGGAGCGTCGGCTTCTGTGTACCAGGGACGACCCCAAAATCTTGACCATCTTTTAGTTGATGTTGAACCATAGTTTGGAAATTAGAGATAGCCTGTAGTTCGCTAGCCATCTTGTTTTGATCAGTACCCATGATTAGGGATAGACTGTTCGTTTGATTTTCTGCTTTCGCGATTGCTTCACTCATATTGGTTCCTCCTAGTATTTAAACGTGACCTTCTCAGTTGCCGGTTTTTCAGTAATACCAGCGATAATCTCGCCATCTTCCATGACAAACTTGTCACCAACCATGCGACCAGCTTTTTTTAAATCGACTTTATCAATAGATTCCTTGACCTTGATATATTGGCTCATGCCCTGATTACGAAGTGAGTTTAAAACCATCTTTTCGTCATACGCCAACCCAGCCGGGTTCTTACGAGTTGATACACGGCCATTAGGGGTATCGATTTTGAATTTCTTATCGACTAACCGTTGATCACGTAAATAGTCGGTCAGTATCCCTTCGAAGTACTCGCGGTTGGCTTGGTTCTTATCAAGCTCCCGGTCGCGCCATGCAATTGCCTGGTCAATATTGTTCTTCGCAACTTGGCAAATTTCATCATCATGCGCTTGGATAGCCTTGAGCTTCTTTAACGCCCAGTCAGCTTTCTCCAATGAGTCAATTTTGAAGCCTTCGTTTTCACGTTCTGTCACCGTTCTAAGTTCTTCTTTTAACATTGCATCCATGATTGAAATCCTCCTATTTAATATCCAGCAATGACGCCACTTTCAATCAGCTCTTCCTCAGTAGGCACAT